ATCCAAGGCGTGATCCCTGCCTCTAATTTAGCGATGATATTGTTGGTAACGCTGTCATATACGCTAATGCGGTTTACTTGTGCTGTAGTCATGGTAGATCCTCTTAGTAGTTAGGTTATGAGATTAGCTCTCATAGGTATGATTATAAGCATAGAATGATTATACTATACCATTGTATTTTTTAATTGTTGTTTTATTTCCAATAGTCTTATGCTATGATCCAGGTGATAGTCTATCTTCTATAATCTATAGGTCTATAGTCTATTTTCTATACTTCATAGGCTTCTATAGTTTCTATATTTATATAGTAATTATGTAAGTTAGTAGATAGATACATAGATAAGAGATTGGGTATGCCGAAGCCTGGAAAGGTAGACTACTCTCCGCACTCTGTTGTTTTACATAATTCCTAAAGGGTATCCCTGTCATCACTAGCTCAATGCCTTATATAGTATCTATAGGCGTAACTGGTAATGGTTACCCGTTGATTGTTGCTAGATCGTTGACTGAATCCGCCCAAGTGAATGGGACTGGACTTGATGGAGAGCGTACCCCTCTCCCATTCCACCCCAAAAAAAATTCTAGTTTTTTAGACTTTGCTTAACGATGACATTCTTTGACAGATCGAATGAATCAGAGGCGTTGGTGTAGATCAGGCGTGATAACACCTTGTCTTGATTGAAGATATTGTGGGTAGTCCACATTGGACCAGTATCCACACCCTCGATTAACTGCACGCCTTTGCTAAGCACACCGATGTCAGTGACCGTGTAATGGCTCTCAAGAGTGCTAGGAACGATGCCTGTAGGATGGGTAGTAATGACTTTTAACCCCTCATTTGTTAATTCCATGACCCGTTTTTTAAAGAAATCCGCATTAAAGTCTGGTAATTGCCCTGACTGTGGGGGAGCGTTAATGACTAGGAGGTCAAACTCATACCTAGACTGCTCTCTCAGAGCAGGATACTCGAACAAGAGATCTTCCTTGCAAGCTATAGGCGAGGAAACTTCTAACAGGTCTGATAGATGGTCAAACCATTCCATGTGAAATTGCGCCCACTGCCGTCTAAGAGGGTGGTTGTGAAAGTAGTTGTCCCTGCCAATCCAAGCGTTAATAGAGCCTGGTGGGATGGATAGATCTGCTAAGAGGATGCTTACGCCCTCACACAAGGGTTGTAGCTGGCTATGGTACTGCGGATGGCAATGGTGAACAAAGTCCATGTCACTATCTTGCTCACAAACCTTACGCAAATAGTTCAGATGAATAAGGTTATCGCCTAGATGATATTCGTTGTATGTGTGTATCATGGTAGTGTATGATGAGTTAAGTTATAAGGAGAATAGCATGACTATTGAAGTAGAAAAAAATATTCCCATACCCCCTGAGAAAAAGCGCAATGTGTACCCATATAGGATTATGGAGATCGGTGAATCATTCTTTGTACCAGCGGGGAAGCTGCAAATTGTCTGTAATGCAAACTACAGAACAGGCAAACAATTGAATCGGAAGTTTATTGCTAGAAAAGACGGAGAAGGAATAAGAGTATGGAGAACGGAATAAAAGATGCAGTATCAGTCCAGCAATACATTGAGAAGGCTGGGGACATTGCTAAGAAGGAATACATGACCAGAATATGGGCTATGACTAAAGATGACATCTTCCATGAGTTGATGCGGGTTCATGCCAAGTCCTCTGAACTGCTCATGATGGCTGAAGCGGAGATCTTGCACTTAAAGAAATTGCTAGAGCCTGAAGATGGTGATTGCGTACACTGATTGGGAGCGCCTGTGCGAAGAACGGCAGATGTACAAGACAGAAATGATGAGAGCCTTGTCTTGCAAAACCAAGAAGCAAAAGATCGCATTAGCAAAAGAATGGAAGGAACGGTTTAGCCCCATGACCTATACCGCCTTGATTGACCTAGCCAGGAATCACACCGCTAGGCTTAAGGTGGCGTATTGGGATCTTCCTAACTTTGAAATCAAAAAACTAGGTAAACACAATTGAAAACCGCAGCCGTAGTCACAGTTACCAACGGGAAGCGCCACTGGGAGTTAGCAAACTGCATTGCTAGTGTAAAAGCCCAGACTTATCCAGTGGTGCATTACATTGTTTGCGATGAAGGCTTTAATCAATACGCAGAACTAAGAAGGCTATACCCAGAATTAAAGATCTGCTATTGGGATGGTAAGGTCGGGGGCAAAGATGTAGAAGGCAGAAGGCTTTATGCTGCAAGTGCTTTTCTTGTAAATGAAGATGTGACTTTCTTTTGCAACGATGACGATTGGTACAAGCCTAATCATGTAGAGTCCATTATGACCAAAATGGAAGAAGATTATGATTGGGTCTATTGCCTACGCTCTGTGTACGAGAAGGAAGGGCGGTTTATCTGTGAAGATAGCTGCGAAGCCCTTGGAAGCCTTCACGACTGCTGGAACGCACCAGGTCATAGCTTTGTGGATTGGTGTATGTGGGGCATGAAAACGGAGTGCCTCAAGACTTTAGCCATTATTCTTTCTCAGCCAGGATGGGGTGGTGATCGAAAGTTCTACGCAGCAGCTACTCAGGTATATCCCAACTTTGCTTGGTCAGGACAAAACACTTTTTGTTTTAGGCTTGGTGGTAACGAATACTCAGTAGGTCGTGACTTCTTTGAACAAGGGAATAAGACCATGCTTGAGAAATACAACAACAAATTACCTTGGCTAACCAATGAGTAAATTTAACCTCCAGCATTTTTACTACTTTTGTAAGCAGCTCAAGATTGAAACTAAAGAGCAAGGCTTACGCAAGATGGATAACCTTCTTGGTAGTCAAACCTATGTGATGAATGAAATCGCAAAGGGCTTGGAGGAGGACATCCACTTTTTTGTTATCTTGAAAGGAAGGCAACTTGGAATCACGACTATCTCCCTCGCACTTGACCTCTACTGGCACTTCATGCACCCAGGGCTTCAAGGCACACTCACAACAGATACGGAAGAAAATAGGGATATGTTCCGAACAACCCTTGCCATGTATATGGATGGTTTGCCCAAAGAGTTCAAAATCCCGATCCTTGCTCACAACCGAAATCAGCTTTCCCTCAAAAACCGCAGCCGTATCTTTTATCAAGTCGCTGGGCTTAGAGCGAAAGGAAGTCTGGGTCGTGGTAAGGCTATTACATACCTTCATGGAACGGAAACCTCAAGCTGGGGAGATGAAGAAGGATTAGCTTCCTTGCTAGCTTCCCTTGCGGAAACTAACCCTGATCGTCTGTACACTTTTGAGTCCACAGCACGGGGCTTTAATATGTTTCACGAAATGTACACTACTGCTAAGAAGGCTCGGACTCAACGGGCTATCTTTTGTGGCTGGTGGCGTAACGAACTGTATTCCCTAGATCCTGAAGGTCAGACTTACAAAGTCTATTGGGATGGCAAGCTCACAGGTGAAGAAAAAGAATGGGTGCGTGACATCAAAAAGCTCTACGGTGTTGAAATCAATTCCCGTCAGATTGCCTGGTGGCGCTGGAAGATGCTAGAGGGTATTAAGGATGACTCCCTCATGTATCAAGAGTTTCCGCCTACTGAGGACTACGCCTTTGTGATGACTGGCACTTCTTTCTTTTCTAATGCAAGATGTACGGATGCCATGAAAAAACTAAAGAAAGTACCCTATGAGTCCTATAGATATTCTTTTGGAGTTAACTTTCAAGACACGGAAGTACTTAAATCCACTGAGCGTCTTGCCACGCTCAAGGTTTGGGAAGAACCTGTGGACACTGCTTATTATGTTATCGGTGCTGATCCTGCTTATGGATCTAGCGACTGGGCTGATAGATTCTGTATTCAGGTGCTGCGGGTATATGCAGATGGGCTTGAGCAGGTGGCTTCATTTGCCACCTCTGAAATGAACACCTACCAATTTGCCTGGGTGATCGCCCACCTTGCTGGCGCTTACAAGAACTCAACTCTTAACCTTGAGATCAATGGTCCAGGTCAGGCGGTCATCAATGAACTACGCAACCTCAAGCGTCAAGCTGCTGCGATGGGTACAGCTTTGGGTAAAGACCTCATGGATGTGTACGGCAATATGCAGAACTACATCTGGCGCAGGAACGATACGATGGGTGGCTTGTCTAACTCGATTGGCTGGATGACAACGGCAGCTACCAAAGAGAGGATGCTCACCTACATGAAGGATTACTTTGAGCGTGGGATGTTAGACATCTACGATTTGGATACCATTGATGAAATGAAAACCACTATTCGTGATGGCAGCTCAATTGAAGCATCTGGTCGCAACAAAGATGACCGTGTGATCGCTACAGCCCTAGCTTGCGCTGCTTATGCTGAACAAGTACAGCCAAGATTGATAAATCAAAAGCTCACTCGCAGAGTATCCCGTGTACAGGATGATTTCACCCCTGAACAGCTCACTGTAGGTCGAAATGTGTCCGATTACCTTAAAAGGATAGGTGTTTATGGTAATGCCACTGGTAATCCACAGTAGAACTGACCTTAGAAGGATTATTAAGAGATTTCTCAAGGATAAGAACCGAGGAATCTCTATTCCTTTGTTTGCAGAGCTTGCTGGGTTATCTACATCCCATATACGGGATGTTTTTATCAATGAGAGTGAACCATTGACTGAATATGTCCAAAGAAGGGTGTCAAAATCCTATCAAGAATGGATTAATGGGGAAGTAGCCATTATGCAGAACCGTGACACCTCATTATTTGTTCAATATCGCAAAGAAGCCAAGCCCATACTTCATAAATCCAGTAAATTGACATTGATTAACGGGGAGATTAAGATTAATATGGGTATCAAACCGAAGTATGATTATTCTGATTTAACACTTGACGAGCAATTGAAGGGGATATAACAATGGCTGTAGTAAATGATTTTCACTGTGCTAAACACGGTTATTTTGAATCGAGGACTCCTAAATGTCCCATGAAAGGATGTAATGAAGAAGTTATGGTCGTATTTTTGCAAGCTCCTAACTTGGTCAGCGCCAAAACAAGATTTACGGACAAGTCCACCAAGCAACTCGCAATGGAGTTCGGAATGTCAGACATCAAAACCACCCGTGAAGGCGAGCACCAAGAAGGCTTCCTCGCCAAGAAAAACAAGTTCACCGAAAAAGAATACGCAGATGCCGAAAAGTTCGCAACCCGTAAAAAAGGAGTTGACAAAGACAAGCTCAAGCGTCAAGTCCCAACCCCGCAAGCGGAAGCCCCAAGGGAAGCCCGCCCTGGTGACGCAGCGGTCTGGGGTGGCGGAATGAAAGGCATGAATATGCAATCTATTCTTGCTGGACAATTCTCAAAACCTGTTGGACCGTTACTAGGTAAAGAACCTGAGGCTGCGGGCTTGACACCATCTCAGGCTGGTATAAACTCAGGACCTAGAGTTGATCCATCTTCAACATTACGAGATCCTGAAAACTTACAGATTAAAAAATGAGAATACCTAGCGCACCCGAAGCAAGAGAAGATTTTTATTTAGACATCATTGCTAAGTGCCTGGTATCAAGAGATGCCCGCAAAGGTGATTACACCACTCAGCGGGCATATTATTTATTTGGCGCTGGACCTGAAGAACCACCAGCCTATTTCAACAAGATCAATCCGCACTTAGATCAGCTTACTAGCTTCCTCTATAGCTCGGAAACAACCCGCTTCTCTTTACAATTGGGCGCTTCAGTCCACGATATGGAGCAGCGCAAAACACCACGATTGACTCAAGCACTCAATGACGAGTGGCTTAACTCCAATGCAGACCAAGTATTTTCGACTGCGTTGACTTGGTCATTGGTTTATAACACCACCTTTGTAAAGCTGGTTTATAACAACGGCATTAATCCTTACCTGATCGAGCCTGATTCTATCGGCATATTGCGTGAGGACACCCCTTATACAGACAGGCAAGAAGCCATTGTACAAACTTACTACATGACAAAGTCGGAGCTATATGCCCGTCTGTATTCCCATCCAAAGCGTGATGACATCGTAAAGCGCCTCACGACTGGCACAAGAGTTAATGAATCAGAGATTCCTGAAGCAGTAAATCGTATTGTGATGAGTCAAACCAATCCGACTATCTATGGCAACATCAACCTTGATCTGTATGGAGTAAATCGCTACAAAGCTCAAGTAGCTGAAGATACAGTAGAGATGACTGAGTTGTGGGTGTGGAATGATGACACTTCTGATTATCAAGTGGTAACTAGCGCAGCTCCTGGAATTATTATTTATGACCGACCAGGTGCATCCTTGTTCCTTAAAGGCGAATGTCCATTTGTTCAGATCTGCCCAAACCCATTGCCAACCTATTTTTGGGGCGCATCGGAAGTTCAAAAGCTCATGCAGCTTCAAACTTTGCTCAATGTGCGCTGGGTAGAGATTTTGGATCTATTGTCCAAGCAAGTTAGCCCTCCAACAGCGTTGACAGGCTTTTCTGGCATCTTGGATGAGAAAAACTTTGCATTAAACCGTGCTGGTGGTCTTTTAAGCTCAGATATGCCCAACGCTAAGGCTGAACGCCTTGCACCGCAGATGCCACCTGATCTTTTTGAGGTTATCCACGAAATTAGCGCAATGTTTGAAGAAGTTTCAGGTATTGGCAATGTATTGCAAGGTAAAGGCGAGTCTGGCGTAAGATCGGCTGGTCATGCAAGCCAATTAGCTCGTTTAGGTTCTTCAAGAGCTAAAAAACGGGCTTTGATTGTGGAAGATAGCTTGGAAAAGGTAGCAACACTGTATCTCAAGCTCATGCAAGCCTATGACCCAACACATTACAAAGATACTGAAGGCGTGCCGTTTATTGCAGAGCAGTTTACTAACGATTATGTTGTTAAAGTTGATGCTCACTCTAACAGCCCAATCTTTACTGAAGATACAAAGCAATTGGCGTTCAATTTATTTAAAGCTGGCGCAATTGACAAAGAATCTTTACTTGACATGGTGGAAGCTCCAGGTAAACAATT